TACAATTAAAGTAGAATATAATAAAGAAGAAGGATATATCAGTGTTTTTAACAATGGCGATAAAGGTATTCCTATTGAAGAGCATCCTGAGCACAAAGTATTAGTGCCTAGTATGATTTTTGGAGAGTTACTAACTAGTTCTAATTATGATGATGATGAAAAAAGAACAACAGGGGGCCGAAATGGGTATGGGTCCAAACTTGTGTCGGTGTTTTCAAAAAAATTTACTGTAGAAATTGTAGATGCTAAAAGGAAAAAGAAATTTATCCAAGTATGGAAAGATAATATGAGTATTGCAGAGCCAGCTAAAGTTACTGAGATAAAAGCAGCTAATCCTAAATCTTATGTTAAAGTTACATTTGTTCCTGACTTGGAAAAGTTTAAAGTTGATAATCTAGATAATGACCATTATAATTTATTCTATCGCAGAACTATAGATTTGGCCGGTGTTACTGAAGGCAAACTTAAGGTAACTTTTAATGATGAAAAGATAGACGCCAACACTTTTAAAAGTTATATAGATTTATATTACCCGGGTGAAGAAATATTTTATGATATTGATAAGAGATGGGGTGTAGGATGTCTTTATAAACCAGATGCAGGAGGAGAAGTAATTTCTTTTGTAAATGGTATTTCAACTTATAAAGGAGGCACTCACTGTAATCACGTAATTGATAATATTCTTAAAGTTGTTATTAATGACCATATTAAAAAGAAGGATAAAGATATTAAAGTTACTCCCGCTTTACTCAAGGAGAACTTGATATTTTTTATTAATGCGACTATTGAAAATCCTGCATTTGCTTCTCAAACTAAAGATACTCTAACAACTAAAACAGAAAAGTTTGGTTCCAAATATGAACCAACTCAGGTATTTTTAAAGAAGATTGCAAAATGTGGTATTGTAGAACAAATTATTCAATTGATGAAATTTAAAGAAAGCACTAATCTTAAAAAGACTGATGGAAAGAAACAAGTTAAAATTAGTGGTATTCCTAAATTAGATGATGCTAACAAAGCTGGAACTAAAGACTCTTCTAAATGTTGTTTAATATTAACAGAAGGAGATTCAGCTAAAGCTTTTGCAATGGCTGGATTGGGTTTAATTGGTAGAGATTACTTTGGTGTTTTCCCATTAAAAGGTAAACTACTAAATGTTAGAGAAGCTACTACCAAACAATTATCTGACAATGAAGAAATTAACAATTTGAAACAAATTATTGGATTAAAGCATGGAGTTAATTATGCAGATGAAACCAACTTTAACCAATTAAGATATGGTAGAATATTAATATTAACTGATCAGGACGTCGATGGAAGTCACATTAAAGGTTTGTTAATGAACTTTATACATTGTGTCTGGCCTTCACTAATTAAAAAAACTGGTTTTATTACTTCTCTATCAACACCAATTGTAAAAGCTACTAAAGGAAAGGATGTCCTAATATTTTATAATTTATCTGAATACGATGAATGGAAAGAGACACCAGAAAGCAATGGATATAAAACTAAGTATTACAAGGGTCTAGGTACTTCAACTTCAGATGAAGCTAAAGAATATTTTGTTGGTTTGGAGGATAAGTTGATTAAGTATTTTTGGGTTGTTCAAACTAAAGATGCAGAAGAAAAAGACTTGGATGAAGATGCCATCACCTTAGCATTTGATAAAACTCGTGCTGATGACAGAAAAGCTTGGTTAATGAATTATAATAAAAATGCTATCTTAAAATATGAAGATAAGAAAATCTCTTATCGCGACTTTATTAATTTGGACTTGAAACATTTTTCAAATGATGATAACAGTCGTTCTATTCCTTCTCTCATTGATGGTTTCAAGCCATCTCAAAGAAAAATTTTATATGGTGCTGCATTGAGAGGACTTGATAAAGATGAAGTTAAGGTTGCACAATTAGCAGGGTTTGTTTCCGATAAAGCTGCCTATCACCACGGTGAAGCTTCTTTAATGGGAGCAATTATTGGAATGGCTCAAGATTATGTTGGTGCTAATAATATTAATGTTTTAAAACCTAACGGACAGTTTGGAACTCGCATGAAATTAGGAAAGGACGCGGCTTCTCCCCGTTATATTTGGACTATGTTTGAAGCTCTTACATCTAAAATATTTATGAGTGTTGATGACCCTATTTTAGAAAAACAAGATGATGATGGATTACCAATTGAACCAGTTAATTATGCGCCTATTATACCTATGTTATTGGTGAATGGAGCAAAAGGAATTGGTACTGGATTCTCAACTACCATTCCCCAATTTAATCCAAAAGACATTATAACTAATATTAAAAATAAACTTACCAAGAAACCATATGTAAAAATGCATCCTTGGTATAAAGGATTTGAAGGAGAAGTCAGACCTAAAGATGATAATAGTTATGAAATTTATGGTAAATGGGAAATTAAAGGTGATAAACTAATAATTACTGAATTACCCGTAGGTGAAGGAACTTCAGATTATAAAGAGTTTTTGGAAAAGCTATTGGAAGATGAACCTGAAAAGAAAGATGCTAAGAAGAAGAAAGAAAAGAAAAAGAATCCATTCTTAGGATATAGTGATAATAATACTGATAAGAAAGTAAATTTTACACTAGACTTTGAGTCAGGTTATTTGAATAAGCTAAAAGACTTGGAATCTACTTATCATTTGGTTAGAAAGGTAGCAATTAGTAATATGCACCTTTATAATAAAAATGGTGCAATTCAAAAGTATGATACCATTGAACAAATTATGGATGAATATTTTGATGTCAGATTGGACTTGTATCAAAAGAGAAAGGATTACTTGTTAAATGAACTTGAAAATCAATTAAAGTTGATTAGCTGGAAGGTTAAATTTATATTGTTAATTGTAGAAAAGAAACTAGAAATTAATAATAAAAAGAAGATAGAAATTGAAGCTGATTTACAAACTAAAAAGTTTCCTAAAATAGATAATAGTTATAACTATCTTTTGACAATGCCTATTTATAACTTGACAAATGAAAAGATTGAAGAGTTAAAGAAACAAAAAAATGAGAAGGAAACTGAATTCAATTCTTTGGTTGAAAAGACCCCTGAAAAATTATGGACAACTGATTTAGAGAATTTGGAAGAATCATATGATAAATGGTATTTGCTTACTAATAAAAAGCCTTCTGAGATTAAAGTTAAAAAAACTAAATAAAGAGAATTTTTATTTATTAAATAATTATGAGTAAGAAAACTGTATCTATTGTAACTATTTCTCAGTTAAAAAGATTTGAATGTTTAAAGATTTTGGAAGAATTAATTAAGGCACAAACTTATACTGATATTATTGAATGGATTATTATGGAAGGTAGTCCTGATTATGCCTCAGCTGAAATAAATAGAAATAATATTAAAACATTAACCTATCCCAATATTGTTTATTTAGAATACCAAGAAAATAAAAAATTAGGTGAGTTAAGAAATATCGCAAATAAAGCTTGCAAAGGATATATTACAGTATGTATGGATGATGATGATTACTATCCTCCAACTAGAGTTTCTCACGCTGTTGAAAAACTTGTATCTTCTAAAGCAATGATTGCTGGATGTTCTGGATTATATGTTTTTGATTATTTTTTAGATAAACTTTATAAATTTAATCAATTTGGACCCAATCATTCAACTAATAACTGTATGGCTTGGAGGAAGGATTATATATTAAATAATCAACATGATAATACTAAAGAAAATGCAGAAGAAAAAAGTTTTACTAAAGATTTTAAAGAACCAATGGTTCAATTGGATCCAGAACATACAATTATTTGTTCCAGTCACAATCAAAATACATTTAATAAAAGAGAATTATTGGTAGGAGGAACAAATAAAATTAATCCTACTTTAAATGAAGTAGAATCGAATGATTTTAAAAATGGTTCTTATTATGAAAGATATAAAAATCTTTTTGTAAAAGAATTTGATTCTACTTATGATATTTCTTATTTAGCTGGAGGATTTTCAATTAATTGGGACCCCAAAGATATGAGCTTGGGAGGTTCTGAACAAGCAATTGTAAATTTAGCCAGTAACTGGGTTACTATGGGTAAAAAGGTTGCTGTTTACGGAGAAGTTCCTGATTGTACTTACAATGGTGTAGATTATATTAATTGGAGAAAATTTCCATATGAAGCAAATCACAATGTTGTAATTTTATGGAGATTATATGGGTGGTTTTGTGGATTACCTTTCCAAATTAAAGCTAAAAAACTTTGGTCTGATTTTCATGATAACTTTTCTCTTCCTGCTTATTTACCTTTATGGGAAAAATACGGAAGCAAAATTAATACTTTATTTTTCAAAAGTAATTTTCATCGTGAAGAATTTGAAAAACATATGAAAATAAAACTTTCATCAGATAAATATGTTATTATTCCAAATGGTATTCGAGTGAAAGAATTTGCAGAAAATAAAGAAAAAGTAATTAAGAATCCTTATAGATTTTGCTACTGTAGTTGTTACATGAGGGGATTAAAAGAAATTCTTCAATATGTATGGCCTATTATTTATAATAATGAACCTAGAGCAGAATTACATATTTATTATGGAATGAATAATATTAAAGATGATAAAATAATTCAAATGTTTTCATATTTACTTGCTCAACCTGGTGTAATGGACCACGGAAGACAACCAATGGAAATAATCGCCAGAGAAAAACATTTATCTAGCTTTCAATTATATACAACAAATACTCCTATTGAAATTGACTGTATTAGTATTAGAGAAAGTTTAGCAACAGGATGTATTCCTATTATTTCTAATTTTGGTGTATTTAAAGACAGAGAGGGTGTACACATTGATGTAGAAGAGGGTAACTTAAAAAGCTATCAGGCAATTGCTCTCAAGACATTACAAATAATGCACAATGGTCATAAATTAGTTGAGTATAGAGAAAGAATTAAAAAGTCACCATTATTGATTGAATGGAAAGAGATTGCGGAGAGGTGGTTGGTTTTAATTTAATTAATTTTTTTTGTAAACTATTAAGTTTATATAAAAAGATATAAAATTTATTTTATAATTCAAATTATATAAAATGGCAATAATGGATGGATTAGCTACTTTTGAATTAATCAAAACTGGATTTATGATATTTATTTTTTTTATAATTACATGCTTAGTTCTTTATTTTTTTATTTCCGATTACAATCAAAATTATGAAAGTACAACTGGTACTATTATTCAAAATAGAGATTTAAGCGAAACTTTAACCTATGTTGTGGCAGGTAAAACATATACACAACAAATTCCTCCTATTATAACTCAAGCAACTCAAAACGCTCCAGCTATACTTACTTATGCTTATCCCGCTGGAAATAATGTTGTATATTATTCACGAAAAAATCCTAATGTTTTTAATGTTGGTAGTAATCCTACAACTATGACGGGAATTGGATTAGCAGTATCTGTTGTACTTTTAGTTGGTAGTATTCTTTGGTTTTTATTTATGAGAGCAAATAGAAATGTTGCTGGTGTTGTTGGTGGTATTGATGTTGCACACGGGTTAATAGGGGCTATTAGGAATTAGAGAAAAATTGATTAAGGGATATTATAATAATTATATTATTAATATAATATGTCTGAAAAACCAAGTATAGAGTTTCAAATTTACGATTGGGTCGAGGACCATTTCAAAGAACCGGATGAAGAAGGAGATGAAGAGAAGAATAAATACAAAATGGGTCAATATATAATTAATGTGTTTGGTAGAACGATGGAAGGTAAATCTGTTTATGCAAAAATAACAGATTTCACTCCATACTTTTATATTGAACTTCCTCAAGCCTGGTACAGTTACACTGATAAAAAGATTAAACTAAAGTTACAAGCTTTGAAAGAGTATTTAACTAGTAAGTTTAATAATAAGATTTGGTTCAAATTTAAATCTACTTTGATAGATATTGATTATATTAAAGAAGCAAAGAAAGCAGATGGATTTACTAATGATAGTAATTTCAAATTTGCCAGACTAAAATTTAATAATAGTGAAGGTATGAAAAAGTTTTATGTATTTTTTGAAGAGAATGAAGTAGAATTTGATTTTGAAAAACACAAATTTAAAACTTATGAAGCAAATCTTCCACCAATGTTTAGATGTTTCCATCTTCAAAATATTACTGGTTGTTCTTGGGTTGAAACTTCTGATTATA